GGCCAACAGCGGCAGCGTCCAGCGCACCAGCCGCCGTAAGGAACGTGGCAGATGCAGTCGTGCCGATACCAAAGGTCGTGGCAACGCCGCTGAAAATGGCGGTGCTATTAAACCCGCCACCACTATTAGGTCGGGAACGAACCCCAAATGGAGCGCCAGTTGTAGTACCCAAACGAGTACCGCTCGTAGCCCTTCACCAGAAGGTTGTCCGTCACGAAGTCAACCTGCATATCCGTCTCAAACTTGACGCGCTCCATGTAGGAGAGGCCGTCAATGTTCGTGAGAAGGAACCAAGCGGTAGACGATGTGAGGTAGTCGTTCGTCATGTAGCCTTCCGGCAGACCGCCCGAAGTGCTGATGATCGCGTTCACATCGTTGTCCGCTGTACCCGGACGAAGTTCAGACTTCGTGAGGCGGATCGCAACAGGCTCAAGCTGCGGGGGAACCAGCAGCTTACGAGCGCGCGCGAAGACCTTCAGACCAGCCTGATCCTTGAAGTTGGTACGGATGGCGATCATACCCGAAAGCAGGGTCGCTTCGTTCAACTCAACGTCAGTGGAGGGGCGGTTGGCAACCGTGCCGCCATCAATCGGGTGATTGGTGGCGATAAGAGCAACACCGTCACCGCCGACCGACGCATTGTAGGTCGTGGCAGTGTTGATGACGTTCGCGCCGTAGATTTCCTTCGTCTGATTGAACGACTCAATCAGGCCAAGGTTAGACGGCTGGAACTGTGTCTTATACAGGTTGTCGTCAATGGCCTTGCGTGTGATCGCGTAGCCAAGAGCGATTTCCGTATGCTCCTGATTGTAGACGTAACGCTCACCAGCACCGTTATCAAAAGCGGTCTGACCGCCTTCGGTCTTAAGCTGCGCGAGGCCCAGATACCGCATTTCGGCGGTACGTTCCAGAGCCATGCGCGACTCATGCTTGGTGAAAATCTTGTCGTACTGAGACGGAATCTGCTCGTACTTGCCTTCAATGCCACGGAGGCCGGGGAGGAGAAGGTCTTTAATTGCTGAGAGATTAACAGCCATTTGTCCTTACTCCTCTTAGATGCCCGTCGGGCCAGCGCCGTTATTGCGGCTGGTGACGTTGTTGAAGCCGACAATGATCTGGTTGTAAGCAGATGTGATGTCGGTCCCGTTCGCACCCGGAGGGCTTTCAATGAAGCCAATGATGCGGAAGGGAAGTGTGGCAGTTACGGCGGGGCTTTCAACATAAGCACCAGAGATGCCCGTGTTGGCGTTGCCCGTGCCAAGGTTAAACTGGATGTTCAGGCCCATATCAGCCAGACCAATGGCGGTGCCGCCAGCCTGAACGACGAACTGAGCGTTCGGATCGTCAACGATATAAGCTTCAACAGCCGCCGAAGCGTCAGCACCCGGCCAATAGTTGGACCAGACAGTGCGCTTCTGCGAGGTGGACAGATACTTGCAGCCGACGAAAATGCCAGCGATCTGAGCCGTACCAGCGGTAGCGCGGGTAATGTAACCCGTGTTGAGGTTGGATACGGGGTCGCCAAAGTAAACGGCGGTGGTGTCAGCAGAAGCGATCAGACGAACGGACTGTTCGTAAGTCGGCGCAGAGCCAAGGCCGCGATACTGGCGAAAACCAAAGGGGGCGTTTGTGTTGGCCATCCCGGTTTCTCCTAGAGAACAATCACGTTGATAACTCCGGGTCATCTAGTGATCAAGTACAAGGTTTACTTCCGCACCGGGGGAAGATGGTTAATTTATAACACGGAAAGTAAACTTTGCAATAGTCAAAATAAAACACCGCCCTACACAAGTAGAGCGGTGCATTAACGTGCGACTTTTACTTTATTCGTCGCTAATCGGCATAGCTTCAAACGACTTCTTGATGCTCGCCTTAACGCGCGGGTCATCGCGGTCAAACGTGCCTTCAGGAGCCTGATTAAGCTGGGCTTCCTTGGCCTTGACTTGCCTGCGGGCCTTAACAAGGTTGTCCTTGTGAATGTCCTCAGTCAGCACCTTCGGGCGTTCCATCAGGATCATGCCGTCCCGCTCAATCGTCTGCCAGTTGCCCTTGGGCATCATCTGCGGATGGCGGGTGGCAGGCACGGCTTCCCAGCCCTGACGGGCCAGTTCAACCTCATGGGCCGGGTCTTCCTTGCCCCAAATGGTCTTGCGCTTCCATTCGTAGGACCAACCGTCAGGGATAATGTGCGGATCAACCCAGAAACGGTCAGCACCATCGCTGGTATCGCCCTTCAGATGCTGGCGGATTTCAGCCGCCCTACGTTCAGCACGGGCGCGAGGGTCTTCTTCACGCTTGGACGCGCGCATATCCTCACGGGCCTCCGAAATAGGCTCCGCGCGCATCTCCTCAATGACGCGGGGCTTGGGTCCGGGCTTCTTTTTTACAATTTCAGGCGTGTTTTCTTCGCTCATTACTGCAACTTCCCTTCTTTCTTCAGGGCAACCTTGTTTTTCGCGTATTCTTCAGGCGTCATGCCCATGATGGACGCCATTTCACGCTCTGCACCGCTCAAAGTAACCGTATTGCGACCGCCAGAGCCGTTAGAGGCGGCGCGGGAGGACGGAGCGGCGGGCGGAGGAGGCTTCCTTGCGACAGGCTTGGCCGCCATGGACGTTGGCTCCTCAGTTTCCTGATGGGAAACAGCAGTGGGCTGCTTCCGCATACCCATCTGGCGCTCAATTTGCTCAAAATACTCATCACTGTCAGGCACATAGCCGTCAGAAACAGCGATATTGTGAGCGCCGATCATACGCATGTAGAGTTTCTGGTCCCTGACGCACTCAGGATGCGACCTGACCCACGCTGCGGAGCGCGGAGAAAGCTGGGACGCAACCGCCTCAACCGGGTCCATAGGCTCTTCAGCCTGCTTCGGAGGCGGATTGGCAATACGCTGTTCAAGCGCCGCCTTCCCATTCTCCAACTGAAGCAGTTTCGCGCCGTTAATGGACATCTGAGACTGGATTTCAGCCGCATGTTCATAGTGTCCCGCCGACATTGCCGCCGCATAGTCACGCTTCAGCATCTGATTGGAGCGGTTCACGCTGTCAATTGCGCTTGAAATAAGCTGCAAATTGCTGTCCTGAACTTCCATGGAAGCCTTGGACGCATGTGACTCAGCCTGACGGGCGCGCCTTTCAGCTTCCGCACGGGCCTGACGTTCCATCTCAAGCTGGTTGCGAAGAGCCTCAATCCCAAGGTCAGAAGAAATCTCCTCCGGTGCCTGTGCTTCGGCTTCAGGAGCGGCCTCAACCTCTTCCTTGATGACGATTTCTTCGTCTTTCTGCTTGTCTTCATTATCAGACATTTAGTTCTCCTTCACCACACTGCATCCGGGGCCGGGATGCGGCCACGAACGTCGGTATCGTCCAGAATGCGGCAAAGCTGCCCATGGACAGTGATCTGCCAGCCATCGCTTGGGCGGAAGCAAATCCAGTCGCCAATGTCCAAGTTAACGCCCTTGAACCACTTGCCAGTGTCATCAACGAAGGCATCAGCGCCCTTCTTGATGATGAGTCCGACCTTGCCCTGATACTTATCTTCGTCGCGCGTCTGCGCCGAAAGATACAGGCCGCTCTTCGTTTTCTCAGGCCGAATGTAAATAGCCACCAGCACCTGATTGTGAAAAATCTCAATGTCGCTGATGTCGCCCATTTCCTTGCGGATCAATTCCGCTGGATCATCGGCGTGTTCCATACGCATGTATGGCATCACTTGCTCCCCTGTTCTGCTTTGTGGATTTCGTCGTTAACAATCTCAATCAATTCGTGAGCAATGTTGAGTCCACGAATTATGCCAACCTGATGCTTGTAGGCGGCGTAATCTTCAGCGGCACCAGAGACAAGAGCCTCACCCTCGCGGGCAGCGGCCTCATGTAGGCGCTTCGCAAACAACTTCTGCCAATAAGTATCGTAAGTCTGCATGGTTGCAGAGGTAAGTAAATTCGTTAATTAAATCCATTAACAAACAGAGAATGTAAAAATTCATTCACCAAATTGTTGTTAATGAACGCGCTTGACTTTTGTTAACGTCCGTGCTAAAGTGTTTTTGTTAGGTCGGAATTGTCCGACCCCCAATGAGGTGTAAAATGACTGAATACATTGCATTCGTACTGATCGGCGCTGGCTCCACTTGGGGGCGCTCAAAAGACAAAGAAGAGGCAATCACTGAGGCACTCAACCAATTACGCGGTTGGGATCAGTACTACGATGTATACGACAAGGATGTCCGCGTTAACATAATGGACGCTACTGGATATGATGAAGTGTCGTGGGACGATAATGGTATGTACGGCACGCGCGAAGGCGGCGATGGCAAGTATGAAAATATAAACAGACCCATAGAGCGGATTACACGCCGTACACCGCCAAAGAAGCGCAAAATCGCATAAACAAAAGGCCGGGGTCAAACCCGGCCTTCTTCTTTTGGTGC